TTCCTAGCTGGAATCTTTATCTGTGCCTTTACAGCATTTCTATCATTATATTTTGCTCATACCTTGGACAGCAAGATCATGGCATTTTACGGAATAATCCATGCCTTGGCAGCAGTTCATTTCATTATGTTAGAGAATATCAAAGACTCAAGGACTAAGCTTACGACTATTTTCGAAATGAGCTTTTTAATTTGTATAATCTTTATGGGTATGGGATTATATCAGCAGATTGGTCAAGACTTTAACAAAGATTTACGTGTATATGAACGTTTTGGTTCATATGCAACAGTTATTGGTTTGTCGACTGGTCTCTTTTCTGGAATTTGCCGAACCTGTTTTGAAACGACGATTTTCGATCTAATCTTAGTTCTTACGATTGTAGGATTATACTATCTTATCGATGTGAATCTGAGTTTAAGATATATTGAATTTCCTCTCAATTCTGGCACGGCCTTCTATGTTTTTAGATTGATTTACATTAACTTCTATACCAAGGGTAACTTTCCACTCTTCCTCATTGTTGCTGGTGCTGCTCTTTATGGTCTTTCTTTAGTCTTTCAGATGCGTCGACATTGAAGGGGTCTTTAAAAAGACTTTTAAACACAAAAATACTTTGCTCCTGGTCTGTAGTTTTAGCATCTGGAACTCCCTCACACTCGCGACCTTTGGCTTGTTGCCTCGGTTTCATCTGAAGCTCCTCGCACACTCGCGACAAAGGTCGCTTGGTCGCCCTTCACTAACTTCATTTAGTTCATATTCGTTTGATGTTATTGAAAATTATTCTATACTGATATCAACTATACCATTTTAAGGAGCAAAATCTAACGGAAGCAAAAATATTACTCTAATATAGAGCAATATACCCTCTAAGTTATTTTAAAAACCATTGGTTATGAACCTTACATGGACATTCCTAAAAGTTATAGTGATTATCACAGTAATAATATTTTTACTGCTCTTAACTGCTGAAAAAATAGCTAACAAGTATTTGGTTTGGGATTATGCAGATGTGCTATACGCAAATGTGTTTGATAGATATAAGGTAGAAAATTATAATGAAATAAGAGATATATTATTAAGATACCCTGATACTCCTATAAGTATCGCTGGAGGAAAGTTTAGTCATGGCGGTCATACCTTTAAAGAGAATGCAATATATTTGGACATGATTAACATGAATAAGGTTATATGTTTCGATCCTGAAAAGAAGGAGTTAACAGCACAATCTGGTATTACTTGGAGACAGATTATCGAATTTTTAGATCCATATAATTTGTCCGTTAAAGCAATGCAATCATATGCCAACTTCACTTTGGGAGGATCAATTAGTGTTAATGCTCATGGAAGGGGTATTGAGTATTCAACAGTTGGATCTACCTTATTATCTATGAAGGTAATGCTAGCTGATGGTTCCATTCTGACAATCTACCCATCTGATATACTCTTTTCTGGTGTCTTAGGTGGTTATGGAGGGATTGCAATCATTTTAGAAGCAACAATCGGCTTAACTGATAATTATCTTATTAAGAAGGTGGTACAGAAAGCGGTTAATGTTTGTGGAGAAACTATTTATAAGACTATTAATATGCTAGATAAGAATCCTGGTCAGATAGTCTTATATAATGGTTTGATCTATCCTGAAAGAAGGAAGGACTTGTTTAACATTTATTACGTTAGAACGGACTTTAGTGGAAAAAATTTCGAAGGATCAGAAATATCAGAAGAACCAACCTCTGGTGTTTCTGATGAGTTGTCAAAAGGACCAGAAAAGTTGCAAGAATCAAGAGATTATTACTGGTTACCAATGTTATCAGAGCAAATTTTAAGGAGAAGTAAGATATTAAAATATTGTAGAGCATATTTAGAACCATATTTCGAAAGTTTTGGTACAAATGAGATAAATGATATAAAAGAAAATACTGTTCCTGTTTGGAGGAATTGGGAACTCACCTACGATACCAATAAACATAGATCGCTCTTCAGATTTCCGACCACAACCGCTCTTCAAGAATATTTTATACCCATTAACGAGGATACAATAGATATGTTTATAAGAGAATTCAACAGGGTTACCGAAACTTACAATGTAAATCTACTAAATATCTCCTTACGCTATGTTAGAGTTAGAGAGGATTCTCCTAAGCCTATCCTGGATTACGCCCCTAACGACAGATTAGCCATAGTTATCTACTATAACCTTCTCAATAATCCATATTCATTAGCTAATACAGCACGTTGGACCCAGGAAGTACTAAATGTTGTTTTGACCCTAAAAGGTTCCTATTACCTCCCATATTTGCCGTTAGCAACGGTTGAACAGTTTCGTAGAGCATATCCAAATTACAAATACTATATGGATCTGAAACGCAAATATGATCCTAATGGGAGATTTTGCAGTCAATTCTTACAAGATTATGAGCTTTCCCATAGCTGATGATGTTCCTTAATTATATTTTATGACCTTTATGAATTAGGTAAGACAGACGAATCCACATAGCTAACGCTATGGGAAATTCTAATGCAGCATTTAAAAATATATATTTTAAACCTTATGAAAAAACATTTATATTTATGAATATCTTGAGTATTTATATATGTCTAAAAAGAAAGGAAACTCTTGTTTAGGAATACCTGAACAGACTAAAGAATTCACAAAGCCATATAGCGTCAATATTGAGAAGGAAACATTAAGTAATAGGGATTTTCGACATGTCCTACACACCTCACCATATATGCAGTTGGTCTTAATGTCTCTTGAGCCTGGAGAAGAAATTGGTGTGGAAGTCCACCCATATACGACACAGTTTTTTAGAGTTGAGAGCGGAACTGGTATTGCACTAATCAATAAGAAGTCTTACAGTCTAGGTAACGGCGATGTAGTAATTATCCCTCCTGGGAATGTTCATAATATTATAAATCTCTCGGAGAGCGAACCTCTGCAGTTATACACCATATATGCTCCACCACACCACCCACCAAAAACTACACAAAGAAATAAACCAGTTTGAGGGATCGACTCTCTGGTTTATTTCTTTGCGCCTATACAGCTGCGGCAACCAGTTTTACCAGTTGATATGTCTCATAAATAGAGATCCTATTTCTAATATTGAATTATGACCCAAATGAAAGGAGTTCGAGCATTCTGACATAACTTATGAGGACCAATTCATCTTGAAAATAAATAAAATGATTTTTTATATTTCTTTTTACTTTTTGATTCCTAAAGTTTATTTGTAAACACCTAAAGAAAAGAATAAATAAAAGATGAATCTTATTAAAATTACATTACCAGAAGATGGAGTAGAAAAATTAATTAATCAGTGTGGGATTGAGTTTTTTATGCATGACTTAGCTTCATTCAAAAGCTTATATAAGAAGGGCTTATTTCCCCAAAGAATCTTAATTGAGCTACTAAAAGAAGAATTAAATGAAAACAATATGAAATACATTTTGTTCGTACTTAGTTCGAAAAAATCAGTAGACTATAGTAGTTATACTCCATTGGATGCCTTGTTGATACGGATAGACCTAATGATGAATTGGAAAACCGAAATTTAATCGCTAAGATTCTGGTCAAAAATAATATCCACGAAATATCACAATATACTGCTCTAAAATGTGCTCATCGAAATCTTTTCGCGTATTTATGTGAAGATCAAAAAGTATTGACACCTGATAGAGTATCCTTATTGAATCACTTAACGAGTAGTGATGTACGCCAGCAGTTATTCAAACATAATCATTATAAGTTTGTTTTATCCAAACTTATCATGTTGGAACGGCATAAGCGTTACATCAGAATTCCTTATAGTGATGTATTATTAGATCTTGTGCGAGCTTCTCGAAACATCGCTGATCCCCGAGACATCACTGATCATCGAGACTTCGGAAATCTAATTAATGATGACCTTACCAAATTATTGCAATATTTGATACCCAAGGTTAGAAATTATCACCATATGGTTTCCCAAATAGGATCTAGGGGCTGGAGTCATAACGGTCCTAATCCAGATATATTTCTTATAATCATTAAGATTATGTTTCTAAAAGGAATGAATCCAGCTGATCTATGTCGGCCTCTTAAAGGAAACATTGTTTTTCCCATGCAAAATTCTGTAATTACCTCGTTAATACGTGATAAAAATGATCCAAGAGTCATAAGGCTATTACTTTCTATCTGTGTTAAAGAGAATACTTTTCCCGTCTGCTTGAATTCTTTCTTACAAGATATTTCAGACGGATACATCAATAGTGACTATTGTATATCATTAATAGCTCTAGATCTCCATGACAAATCCAAGTTAATCGGGACAATTGATGGTAACTATGTGTGTCTAAATCCTCCAAAATGGAAAATAGTAACTGCTGAAAATATTGCTTACGAAAAGAAAATCATACGCAGAACCAGATTAGACGTTATTAAAGATTTTGTATTAGAAAAATGCATTGGATTAGCGGGCCTACGGTTGCCTACCCTAATGGTATTGGCTATTATTGACGAAATGAATATTCCTGTATTAGAACGATATACTATGTATGAAAAATGGTTACTTATCGATGCTGTTCGCGCTTTTGTAAGATCGGAGGCTCGTCTCAAGAAAAGATTATTAGGTTTTTTTACAACATCTGAAGCTCAAGGCTGAGTCGGTTGCCTACCTTAATGGTATTGGCTATTATTGACGAAATGAATATTCCTGTATTAGAACGAGATCCGAAGCTCGTCTCAAGAAAAGATTATTGGCCAAAACCTGCTGGATTTTTACAACATCTGAAGCTCAAGGCTGAATCATCTCCAAAAAAAGAAAGAAAAATAGAAAACCGTGGAATTTATAAATACTTTGTTACATTTGATTCTGTTACATAGTGACAAATCAAATATTATCTAAAGATAAAGTATGTCAAGATTTTGGGAAAATAGAGGGACAATAACGGGAATAAGTGATCAAAAAATTGTCGAATATTATCGGCTTATTGAGAAAAAAAAAGAAGCTGATGAAAAGGCAATACGACAACATGAAACGACTATATTAGAGCTGGAAAATGACTTAAAAACTATGGATCCTAAATCGGATAGAGCTAAGGAGTTGTCGACTCTATTAAGGTCTATGAAAAAGAAAGACCCGCTTCATGCGATAAACAACCAGTTTTTACGAAGTGCTGCTAAAATTCTAGGAAAATTTGGTTATATACCCCAGAAAACTTCTGATAGAACCATGTCCGATGTCCTTGAAAAAGGCGAGAAATATTTTAGCCCCATTGGAAGTCGGCGTTATCTGCTCCAAGATCTGTCCGAACATAGAAAAGAAATTCTTGCACAACCTGATTCCAGAGGGGCAAGAGCTTTAAAAGCAGTTTTTCGTGGAAAACCCAATGAAGAATTAAAAGAAAGTCTATGTAATGATCTAAATGATAATTTATATAAGAAGGAACTGTTGGGATTAGCAAATGAACTAGATTTACCTGTTACCAAATCCATGTCCAAGGCCGAGATTTGTGGAAAGATATCAGAATACATGAATAAATGGATTATAACACTTGAAGATCAAACAACTATTTTACCATTACATGAGGCTAGCATAGCATTTAAAAAAGCAATGCTACCTTTTTCAACCCCTCTATTTCACAGAATGGCGGCCCATTATTGGAGCACCTTAGATCTTATAACTTGGAGGGAATTTTTATATGGTCCCAAAGGAGCCATAGACTTACCAGGCACATTAGGATACAATGTTGAAAATCAAGATTTAATTATGGTTTTAATGGAAATTAGGGATGAGCATGTAGTGATAAGAGAACCTTTTGAAATTTTCAGAAATGAAATCCTGGGCTTGCATCATTCGATTATAAATGGAACATTTAATCTTCAAGATTTTGTGATTTCAGATGACTACTGTTTATTGACATATGATTCAGAATATTGCAAAGACAGAATTAGACAAAAACATATAAGAGATTTGGAGATGCAAGAACTTGCATCAAAACGTTCATATGACTCAGGACTTGATCCATCCGAAGACGAAATAAATCTTATTCGTCTTCGTGCAGGCTCATTTTCGCCGACAGATACGAACGATGTAATAGAATTGAGAAATGAGGTAGAAAAATACGTTCGGAACGAAAAATTGCGCGTCCATATGGCACGAGGTTTTGCTTTATCAAAAGATGAGATTGAACAAATCCGGAAAAACCAGGTCAAAATTCTACTAAAAAGTGAAAAACTACTTAAACGCGCCAAAAGCTGAATAATCTTTTTGAAAGCTTTTATTTTTAATCACCAGAAATGAATTTATTAGGTAATTGAGAAAACAGGAATCGTACAATTCTAAAGGATCAATACCATTATATAGTTCTTGAATAGTTAATCTATCCATATAGATATCCTTATATTTTCTTCAATTGCGGACGATTAATTCGTTAGTTTGTGAAATTTTCTAATGTGTAAAATGTCACATAAGTATATAGCATGAGTGGTAAGGATGGTATAAATAAATATCTGAGGCAGATTTATATACACCAAAGGAGAACGGGTAATATCACAATCGTACCAGAAGAATCTCGCATTAGACAATTGCTGAGTGAAGGTGCGGATCCGAACAACTTTGGTAAATGGGGTACGTATCCTTATGAGGGAATAAATTTGTCTAATTATGATGCGGGAGCAACGCCTATAGGTATATTAATTAATGATCACCTGCTATTTATGGATCCACAAGATGCTTATGATATTTTTAAATTGTTAATAGACTCAGGAGCACAACTTAAACCAGGACCGTGGATGAAAGGTAACTATATGACTACTACTTACTTGGGTACTCTCTTACATCAATATCCGTATATTGAGAGAGAATATAAAGAAAGATATGGGAAAAACTCTTCATATGCTCTAAAGGTTATCAGAGATATTATGCAACTGTTTATTGATAATGGTGCAGATCCCTTGACCACCCTCAAAATGGATATAGGAGAAGAATACCCAGATACGCGAAAGTACCATCTCCGCGATGACCCTGATGTTGCTTCGCTGTTAATTAGGAATGGCTTATTTTCCGATATGTCCACTGAGTACGCAAGGAATTTGAAAGCATTTATATCTAAACCAATGTTAGCTGAGTTAAAGAGAAGGGATGATGAGCAAGCTTTAATCATAGCCAAGAAAAAGCAGTTGGAACAGCCAGATCCTAATTTTAACTTATTTGATCATGGTACTCACATTTTAGGTCAACCTGGTGGTAAACTCGAAAGAGCATTAAGAGCTACAAATAGTAATTTCAGGGATAGTTTATGTCACGACCTGTCATCCAATATGTACAAAGATGAATTATATGACTTGGCCATTTCATTAGAGCTACCAGTAAATAAGAAGAGCACCAAACAGGAGCTATGCGAACTAATAGCTGATTATGCTACAACTCATAGTATTGATGTTAGAATGGCTATAAAACCATAGAATTTCCCATAGCGTTAGTTACGTGGAAATTCGTCTGTTTCTTAAAGATGTAAACTTCCTCGATCTGTTTACAAGAGATTCAACCGACAGGTCAAAGTTGTTCCGAATTCAAATCTACCTCCGCCGAGTGAAAGCCTTTTGCGCTAGGGCTAAGCTTGCCAAACGCTACAAGCTGATCTGCGCATCGTTGCACGTTTACAGTGATCCAGCCGTCGACATCACCAAAGTAGTTAATAATATGGAATTGAGACAGAATAACGGATTCCACAGTCAATTATATGGCATATATCATGAGGGCATTGCGTCCACAACGTCACTGCAGCAATCGCATAGATATATTAACATTGTGTAAAGACAAATGGACATTAGAGAAATAACAACTATTGGTACACCAATAGTTGTTAACACTATTCCTAGAGTGTATTGAGACGGACACACCATATCCTCTGGTGGACAGTCATTATTAAAAGATAAGTAGACAGCTCCTACTATTGTTAAGATCATTCCGAGACCGTAGATAAGTGCGACTGCTGCATAAATTAAGCTTCTTCCTCTTTGTGACATGTTTAGTTTTATTAACTATGAGTGGTACGGATCCGCAATTATTTTTTCAAATTATTTCAAATTTTCGTATTATTCAAATGTCAAAATTGTAAAAATATTTCTATTTTTTTTGAAGCTTTAAAATTTTGAGGTCAAAAGCGTGTCACATTCGGGGCCGCGAGTTTTTCTAGTTCAGAATCTGCGGTCAAAATGGTCGGATTCGAAAAAATAAACAGCAAAGTAAAATAAGAGTCTAAGGACGTAGCTGAATACTACTTATTATTGGATGTTAGATATGACACGGATTCAGCGACAAGATCAATTGCACTTGATAGGACAGAAGCACCTGTTTCTGAGCCAGCTGAGCCCGCATAACCACCTCCATCACATGCTTGATGTACAAGAGTGTAAGTGTAAAGATCACCCGTTTCTTTGTAATGCTCGTATGCCTCTTTCATGATATCAGCGTTAGGATCCATTTTGACGTCGTCTTTTTTTTCTTCGTGGGTTTTTAAATTGGAACGAAATAAAATTATATCAATTTTTATATATAATAGATTTATACTGATGACCATGATTATTGCTTGTATCCCAATATTTGTTAGGAGAAAGAGGTGTATTTTTAAAATCAAAAACGCGAGTATATAATTCTTTCCAACTCATTCCTGGTTCTTTCAAATCAATGATATCCTGTAAAATTGTATTTTGAGATTTTATATTATATATGACTTCCATAAACTTTTGATTACGATATAAATCAGAAAATCTCTTATTTGTTGAACACAGAAGTTTGATTTGGTTTTCATTGCTTTGTATTAAAATCTGTTTAATGACTTCATCAGATGCATTTTCCATTTTCTTTTGTTATGTAAGAAAAATAAATTAATCAATTCAATAAAATTGGCGGATTCAGAGAAGCAAGATAATTCAAAATATCTTGATGATTATTTTCATAAGCCATCTTTGCTACATATGATGTAACAGGAACACCAAGAGAAACTATATATTGAAGAACATCCAATTTTCCATTCTTAGCTGCTAAATTTGCTCCATTTCGTGTAGGTTGAATACCAAGAGAAACTAAATATTCAAGAACATTTAAATATCCACTCTCAGAGGCCAAATCAGCTCCTTCCGATGTAGGTCTAATACCAAGAGAAACTAAATATTCAAGAACTTTTAAATGTCCATTCTCAGAGGCCAAATCAGCTCCATCCGATGTAGATCTAATATTAAGACAATTCAGATATTCAAGAACATTTAAATATCCATACTGAGCTGCATAATTAGCTGTTAATGATGTGAGTTTAATACCAATAACAACTAAATATTTTAGAACTTCTAGATGACTATTTCTAACAGCCCATTCTTCTCCATATTCTGTAGGTCGAATACCAAGCGAAACAAGATATTTTAGTATATCTAAATGACCATTCTTGGCTGCTAAATTCACTCCTGAAACTATTGGAAGAATGTTAAGAGAAACAAGATATTTTAATACTTCTAAATGACCATTCATTGCTGCACAAGTTGCTTCATTAACTGTTAGCCGAATACCGCGAGACACTAAATATTTTAATACCTCCAAGTGTCCAAAGTAAGCTGCCAAATATGTTCCATCATCTGTTGGTAAAATTGGAGGATTCATATTTGCATACAATTTAACTTCTAATAATTTTCCTAATTTGCAATATTTATTAGGAGAAAGAGGTGCATTTTTAAAATTGACAACACAAGTATAAAAGTTTTTCCAACTTATGTCAGGTTCTTTTAAATTTATAATATCCTGTAAAATTGTATTTTCCACTTTTTGATAATATACATCTTCCATAAACTTTTGATCACTGCATAAACCAGAAAAACGTTTGTTTGTTAAACACAGAAGTTTAATTTGATTTTCATTACTATTTACTAAAATCTGTTTAATGACTTCATCAGATGCATTTTCCATTTTCTTTTGTAGTAAAAGAAAAAATTAATTTGGCAAAATTGGTGGATTCAGAGAAGCCAGATATTGAACAACATTCAAATGACCATTCTTAATAGCATTCATTGCTGCGTATTTTGTGGGAAGAATACGACGAGAAACTAGATATTTAAGAACTTCCAAATGCCCATTCTTAGCAGCACCATCAGCTGCGCTCCGTGAGAGACAAATATTAAGAAAAACAAAATATCGGAGAATATCTAAATGTCCATTTTCAGCAGCCAAAACTACTCCTAGTGTGTTGGGTATTCGATCCAAAGAAACTAGATATCGAAGGACATTCAAATGTCCATTTTCAGCAACCCGATTAACTCCGTATTGTGTTGGAAAAATACTAAGAGAACCTAGATACTGTAGAATATCCAAATGTCCATTTTCAGCAGCCAAATCTGCTCCTCGTGGTGTGGGTCGAATACCCAAAGAAACTAGATACTTCAAAACTTCCAATTGCGCATTCCAAGCAGCACAATTAGCTGCCGATGGTGTGGGTCGAATACCCAAAGAAATTATATACTTTAGAACATCCAAATGTCCATTTATACCAGCATAAACAATTCCCGATGGTGTTGGTCTAATATTAAGAGAAACTAGATACTGTAGAACATCCAAATGTCCATTCACAGCGGCACCATCCGCTTCTTTTGGTGTGGGAAGAATAGGTGGATTCATATTTGTCAAAATTTGAATTTCCAATAAATTCCCTTTTCTACAATATTGGTCAATATTCAAAGGATCATTTTTGAGTTTGTAAATACTAATGTAAAAGTCTTTCCAGGGCATTTTAACAGATTTAAACTGAATTATATCCTGTGAAATTGTATTTTCACTTTTTTGTTGATAAATACTTTCCATAAATTTGTTATCTCTACATAAATTATTGAATCGAGTGTTTGTTAAACACAGATTATTCATTTCTCTTTCATCACTGTTGATCAATATTTGCTTAATGACTTCGTCGGATGTATTTTCCATTCTTGTCTTTTTTTAATTAAGGTTAATTTTTTTCTTTTCTTTTGATATAAAAGAAAATTTAATTTGGAAGAATTGGTGGATCCAGAAAAGCTAAATATTCGAGAACATTCACATGTCCATACTCAACCGCCAAATCTGCTGCATTTGGTGTGGGACAAATATCTAGAGAAACTAGATACTGGAGAACGTACAAATGTCCATACTCAGCAGCCAAATCTGCTCCATTTGGTGTGGGACGAATATCCAGAGAAATTAGATACTGAAGAACATTCAAATGTCCATTTTTAGCCGCCCAATCTGCTCCCTTTGGTGTGGGAAGAATACTGAGAGAAATTAGATACTGGAGAACATCCAGATGATCATTACTTGCAGCATAATCTGCTCCGTATGATGTTGGAAGAATACTGAGAGAAACTAGATACTTTAGAATATCCAAATGTCCATTTTTAGCAGCCATATGTGCTCCGTATGATGTTGGAAGAATACTGAGAGAAACTAGATACTTTAGAATATCCAAATGTCCATTTTCAGCAGCCATATCTGTTCCCTGTGATGTGGGACAAATATTCAGAGAAACTAGATACTTCAAAACTTCCAATTGTGCATGTACAATAGCCAATTCAGCTCCCCATGACGTGCAACGAATATCAAGAGAAACTAGATACTGAAGAACGTCCAAATGCCCATGCACAATAGCCAATTCAGCTCCCCGTCGCGTGCAACGAATACCAAGAGAAACTAGATACTGGAGAACGTCCAAATGTCCATTCTTAGCAGTACGATCAGCTGAATGTGGTCTAGGATGAACACCAAGAGAAACTAGATACTGAAGAACATTCAAATGTCCATTTTTAGCAGCCCAATTTGCTCCCTGTCCCGTGGGAAGAATACAAAGAGAAACTAGATAATGGAGAACATCTAAATATCCATTTTTAGCTGCCCAATCAGCTTCCCGTGGTGTAGGGAAAATAGGTGGAATCATTTTTGACAAAAATTGAATTTCTAATAAATTTCCGTTGGCACAATATTTCTTAATATCCAAAGGGTGATTCTTGAGTTTGTAAAAATGAATGTAAAATTCTGTCCAAGTCATTTTAATAGATTTGAACTGAATTATATCCTGTGAAATAGTATTTTGAGATTTCTTGTAATATATTGATTCCATAAATTTTTTATCCTTACATAAATTATTAATTCGTGTGTTTGTCGAACACAGATGGTTAATTTTTTTTTGATCACTGTTAATCAATATTTTCTTAATGACTTTATCAGATATATTTTCCATTATTGATATGTTTAAATTAAGGTTAAAAACTTTTTCTTTTATTGTTAAAGAAAATAAATTAATCAATTTGGCAAAATTGGTGGATCCAGAGAAGCCAGATAATCTAGAATTTCTTGGAAATTATTAGTAACTGCCTGATCTGCTCCCCCTGGAGTTGGACGAATACCCAGAGAAACTAAATACTTGAGAATATCTAGATAACCCTTAGCAGTTGCCCAATTGGCTCCGCATCGAGTTGGGTAAATATTTAGGGAAACTAGATACTTCAGAATATCCAATTGATCACTATTAGCTGCCCAATCGGCTCCAAATGGAGTTGGATGAATACCCAAAGAAGTTAAATACTTCAGTATATACAGATGTCCTTTTTCTGCAGCTGCATCAGCTCCATTTGGTGTGGGACGTATATTAAGAGAAACTAGATATTTAAGAACTTCTAAATGCCCATTCTCAGCAGCCCAATCTGCTCCACATGAAGTTGGGCAAATACCAAGAGAAACTAGATACTTGAGAACATCCAGATGACCATTTCTTGCAGCCCAATCTGCTGCCAATGAAATTGGTCGTATATTAAGAGAAACTAGATATTTAAGAACTTCTAAATGCCCATTCTCAGCAGCAGCATCAGCTCCACATGAAGTTGGGCAAATACTAAGAGAAACTAGATATTTAAGAACTTTCAAATGTCCAGTCTCAGCAGCACCATTAGCTCCACCTGAAGTTGGGCAAATACCAAGAGAAACTAAATATGTAAGAACTTCCAAATGTCCATTCTCAGCAGCAATATCAGCTCCACGTGAAGTTGGGCAAATACCAAGAGAAACTAAATATTTAAGAACTTCCAAATTCCCATTCTTAGCTGTACCATTAATTCCGAATTGAGTTGGGAGTATATCAAGAGAAATTAGATATTTAACAACTTCCAAATGCCCATTCTCAGCTGCACTATTTATTCCTTTCGTAGTTGGAAGAATAGCTGGATTCATATTTATCAAAATTTGAATTTCCATCAAATAACCAACGTAACAATATACATTAATATTCAATGGATTTATCTGTAGTTTGTAAATACGAATGTAAAAATCTTTCCAAAGGATTTTAATGGATTTGAAATCAATAATATTTGGAGAAAAATCTTTATAACTTTTCTCTTTGAAAATTCTTTCTGATATTGGAGAATTGTTGCAGAAATTGTTGAACTTCTTTGAAGTTCTACATAATGCATTAAATTCTGGAAGAGAGCTGTTTACCAATATTTGAATTATAACTTCGTCAGATGCATTCTCCATTTTCTTTTTTCTAGATTTTATAAACTATCATAGAGGTTTAAGGTGTTAATCAGACGAGGCTTCACTTTTCTGGTTTCTTCTTATAATTTTATGCAAAGTGTAAAGTGGCTATAAATTGATGTTCATGTAACATATAAAAAAAATATCCTATAAGATAAATGGTTCACATTAACTTAGTTAAAAAAGGATTTACTTGTAAATCAGGTGGTTTCCAGAATTATATTGGATCTATTGAATTAGTTAGATATCGTACTTATGACCCCAAAATAATGCCAGAAGTTAATGACTATCTAGAGTTAGTTTCACCCAATACTTGTTCAATAGATCTGGGACCCTACACTACTTTAAATCAAACCGATCTACATCAGTTAGATTATGAGTACCAGAAAGAACAATCCAATAAAAGAAACAATCTCAAAACAGAAATCCAAGCTTTTTATGAAGAACAGAGAACATTCACACCTACACAAACAACACAAGATACATAAAGTAAAAGTACAAAAAGACAAAGACCCAAAGTATTAAATTTTACTCTTTCCTCTCTTTTTACTTTGTTTCTACTTTTTGTTCTGTTACAGGTTCTGCTGGAGGAGATGGTAGATATTCCACGAGTTCATTTACTGCTTCATATATAGAAAGGGCTGGTTCGCCTAAGTGTCTAAAGAAGAAATTTTGTAAACTAGCAGTAGTTAAACGGTTTTCGAGGCCTAATTCCACCATTCGTTCATAAAAACCATTGAATAGCTTACGATCTTCCTCATTTTCATAATAAGCGTTAAATATCTGTTGAACTTGATTTTGGGTAGCATAATTTAAGGTTAAACGTAGATCGACACGACCAGGACGTAACAAGGCTGGATCTATCTTATCAGGATGATTCGTTGTCATGAATAAGACCACTCCGTTATTTGATGAAGTAAAACCATCAATGACATTTATAAAATCGCTAAATGTGAGACCGTTCTTCTGGGGATTATGCTCACGATCGGAGTCGTATAAAGCATCCACATCCTCGACGACTATAACCGTCCCCTTAGGTAGATTAGCAATATTGGTTGTTAAGGATTGCTTCGAATAATAAGGATGGAAGTTAATAACTGCAATACCCATATCCAATTCGGAGGCTAATGCATGTATCAAACTTGTCTTACCAGTACCAGGTGGACCCACTAGCAGATAATTACGATGATAAGGAATGCCATGTTTCTTATAGACATCGGCTCTGTCAAAAAACTTTCTGGCATCCTGCAAAATCTTATCCG